TTATGAAAGCTTTTTATCTGATCCACTATTCTGTACATTTTCTGTACATTTTACCGCTTGTAAGAAAATATCATTGATTTCCTTGTCCTTTTGCTGGACGATATGGGAGTATGTACTTAGGGTCGTTGTTGTGTTGGCGTGCCCCAATCGTCGTGATACGGTTTCAATATCCAGTCCATTTGCGAGAAGTAGTGACGCGGATGTGTGACGCAAGCCGTGAAACTTGACATCTGAAAGGGATGGATTGTTTTTTAAAAAATTCCGCCACCATTGGGTGGGTGTGGTTGGAAAAATACGTCGTCCATCAACTTGTTTAAACATGGCGTCGCGGTGTTCTTCATCGACGCGAACCACGTAAATGGAGGAACTCACCTTGAACCATTCTCGCAATTTTTCGATCAAAATCATCGGTAGCGATATTGAACGTATTCGATTCGTTTTCGTTTCTTTCAACAACTTCTTCCCATCAAAAGCAACATAACTACGGGAAATAGACAGGCGCCCACGCAATTCATTAAGGTCTGACCAGTTTAGGCCGCATATTTCTCCACGGCGTAATCCACCAAATAAAGCAAGCAAAAATACGCATTGGTGATGTATCGGCTCCTGTTCGATCGCTGCCAACACTTTTGAGATATCTTGTTCGCGGAAAACTGCTTGTTCTTTTTTTGCTACCCGTGGCGCGCGAACGAATTGAGTGGGGGATTGTGTAAGTATGCCTAGGCGAACTGCGTCCATAAAAAAAGCGGATAAAACGTTGTGAATATCACGAACGTGGATCTGGGAAAGCTTTTCGCCCAGTTTCCGATAGTATTCTTTGATTTCCAGCGCGGAAATATCATCTAGGGCCCGGTCGCCAAAAGTGGGCAGAATATGTAGGCGCATGGTATTGCGATATCCGCTCAATGTGACGGGCGATACATCCGTTTCCTTCACCGACAGCCAGCGCGCGGCAAAGTCTTTCACAGTTTCCACATCCGCTTTTTCTGCGTCCGTCTGTACTTCTTTTGCAAACAATTCCAAAGCTTGGCTGATTTTTGGTTCGCGTTCCCGCGCACGGCCTTTGATTGGGCCGATCGTTTTACTTTTTGTAATGCGTTTTTCCCGGCTTCCGATTGCTACATATAGGCGGATTTTCCCATTTTCTAATTCTTTGTACCATTTTGCCATGATTTGCCCTCCTATCAGCGAGGGCGATATGCTATAATAAAGATGTGTGATTGGCATATCGCCGGTCTCTTTCCCTCGTCCTGCTGCAACAGGGCGGGGGATCATTTTTTTATTCGTTTTTATTGTAGCCATTCTCCGGACAGGGATGGTAGACGCCGACGCATTCTCCAACGATGATCGGTAGATCTTCATCGTCCGGGTGGTATTGATAAACGATGGGCGCATATTTCGAATTGCAGGGTTGTAGGATAAGCTGCTTTTTTTCTTCATCAAAGAACACTTTTTTAAGCGTCGCTTCGCCATCAATTACAACCGCCGCAATTTTTCCGTTGGTGGGTGCATCATATATTTTTTGTAGAAAAACCAGATCACCTTCATATATTCTAGCGTCGACCATACTGTCACCATAGGCGTATAGAGCGAAATCGCCTTCGATGGATGGATCCGCACCAAAATAGCCCTCAAAATTTTCTTCGGAAAAAATCGGTGTGCCGCAGTGAATAGAGCCGAGAATAGGGATCGGGCGAATGCGACGGATCGGGTGCAGGGCGGGGTGCTTTTCAATGATTTCGTCTATGGATAGGCGTGATGGGTATTCATTTTCGATTAACTCTGACTTTTTTATATTAAAAAAATCTGCCAACTCCTGAATTTTATCAATTCTTGGATAATTAATACCGTTTGCCCAGTTGGCCAATGTTGTTTCGGGATAGCCAAGGTGTCTTGATAAATCTGCCCTTGTAATTTTACGCTCATCTAATAGACGTGTGAAATTTCTTGAAAATATTTTCTTCTGGCTTTCGGTAGCCATTAAGCCCAACCCCCTTTATTTCTGTTTTTCGGTATTATTTTACACTTAAAAATAGAAAACTGCAACAAAACGGAAAAATAAATAAAAAATGAGCTTGACACTACTGGAAAACGGTAGTAATATAAATTCAAAGAGTTCGAGAAAGGAGGAAAAGATGACAAAGATAACGCTAAAAAGTGCTCGCGTTAATGCTCACTTGACATTGCGTGAAGCCTCTGAAAAAATCCAAAAAACACAACGGACCCTATCAAGCTGGGAAAGAGGCATAACCGCGATCCCCACACAGTACTTTTTTAAACTTTGCGAACTCTACAAAATGGATCCCGATTATGTAGATGTTCCCATTGTTAGAGACGGTTTTTTTTGCGAGAAAACTACCGAATAACAGTAGAAAGGAGAAATGAATGGAGCAACTAGAGGATTACACCAATCGAAACTCGCCGCCACAAATCATCAAGCTGATATTAGACGATGGACGACTAACCGTCGACAAGCCACTGACGATATCGGAAACGTTGGAAACTAAAATTGATCACCTGATTGAACTGCTGGAACGTCCGGAACAGCCGGAAAAAGTATCATTGAGCATCGAAGAGGCCGCAAAGTACATGGGCATTGGGCGCGATAAGATGCAGAACCTGATCGATATTGGCGCTGTTTATGCGGTTAACCTTGGATCAGGAAAGTGTGCAATGTGGCGAATTGGTCGAAAGTCGCTTGACGACTATCTGAACGGAAATTGAAAAAACGTAAAGGAGAAAGTTATGGAAGCAACCCAAGGAAAAAGAAAGAAGCGCACGACCTGGCGTTTTTGTCGTATGCATCCGGTGCTGCGCTGGGCGGCCATATTTATCGGGACGCTTGGTGTGATTGGCTGGTGCCTCTTTGGTACGTGGATGCTATACGCACTCATGGTGCGGTGAGGAGGAAGAGGATGGAAGAATGAACAGGCATTTCACTTTACTTTTGATCGCTCGTAAGGGGGAAAGAAAAATTGAGAGACAGCATTGACAAAAAGCTAACCCACGCCAGCCGTTATGACATGAAAGGTGTCAAAAGACTTGCCGGCGCTATTGTAGAGCAAGCGGTGAAGGACTATGGGGACGCTTTTATGGGAGATGAGCTCTCTCCTCCTACGGGACAAGCACCGGAGCAAGTTCTACGAGAAAACGAAAATTTTTTCCGATCAGAGTGGTACAGGAAACTAGTCGACATCGACGGGGAGTGGCTCATGCGAAAGGTGAAGATAAAAAAAATGAATGAAGCGATTGACGTGTATAAAAAAGTGCTTGAAAAGCCGACGGCTGAGATCCGGTTGATCATACCAAAGAGCAAGGAAGAACCGAGGGTCGTTTACAAGATCCCGCATAGACTTTTTCCGGACTTTGCGGAGCTCTTAAGAAAACAGATTAAGGAGTTGGAGAAAGAAAAAGAAGTGATTGAAGAGGGGGCATGAACACAGAAATGGCAAAAAGGACAAAGAAAAAGACGGCTACGCCAATAGCCGTCCAAAGGTGCAGGATTGACCGTCCTTGCACCACAAGTATAGCACATAAGGAGGAAATATTTTGAAAACTATTATCGAGTTATCCCATCAGGAAATTCAAGCAGCATTAGAAAACGGCGCGCTAAAAGCTTTTGTAGATAGTGTACCGTGGGACACGGTAAAAGCGGTTATCGGTACACAAAAACGAGAAGCCACCACAGAACCGATGCAAGTACCCAATCCGGAGCCGGTACAGGCGCCCACACAAGCACCGACAGAAGAGGTTGCCTACACCTTTGAGCAGCTACAGCGTGCGTGCGCAGGTCTCGTGCGGGAAGGTAAGCGCAAAGAGTTAGAGGCGATTGTAGTCGCTATGCAGGTCGACTCCATCATGTCATTAAAGCCGGAGCAATTTAACGCCTTTGCCGCGAAGATACGAGAAGTCGGAGGCGTACTCTAATGCCCGGCCAGCACGCAAAATTGAGCGCATCCGGGGCACACCGCTGGTTAGCATGCCCCGGATCCGTCAAGCTCGAAGAATGTTTTGAAGATACCGGATCGCAGTACGCTGCCGAGGGTACGTTAGCACACGCCGTGGGGGAATTGAAGCTGAAAAAGCACTTTGTAAAGGGCGTCGGACCTGTAACATTCCGAAAAGAGATGGAAAAATTTCGAGAAAATCCCCTTTGGAAAGAAGAAATCGATCGCTATACCGACGAGTATTTTGACCGCGTGAAAGCTACGGCCCTTTCCTACCGTGCTGCGCCTTTTGTCGCGATAGAGGAGCGCGTGGACTTCTCTCGGTGGGTGCCCGAAGGTTTTGGCACCGCGGATTGTATCCTGATCTTTGACGACGAACTTACGGTGCTGGATCTTAAGTATGGGAAAGGGGTTCCTGTAAGTCCCGTAGAAAACCCGCAGCTGATGCTTTATGCGCTTGGTGCATATGATGCGTATCACGCATTTTACAACATTAATAGGGTGAATCTTCACATTGTTCAGCCGCGTATCGATAACTTTGACTCCTGGAGTCTCACGACAGAAGATCTTCTCGCCTTTGGCGAAAAAGTAAAGCCAATTGCAAAAGAAGCCTTTGCCGGATCAGACAAACTTAAAGAAGGCGATCACTGCCGGTTCTGCAAGGCGAAATCGCGCTGCAGCGCACGTGCGAAGACGATGTTTTCAGCCGTTGAAGAGGTTATTCCGCACGTTGTCACCAATAAAAAAGGAAAAGCCTCCACAGGCGGGCTTTTAAGTAATGCGGAGATCTCCAAATTTCTTAAAAAGACAGAAGGCCTTGTAGACTGGATCAAAGACTTGCAGGAAGAAGCACTCGCAGAGCTTCTTGCCGGAAAAGAGATCTCCGGATACAAGATCGTTGAAGGACGGAGCAACCGAAGAATTACGAACGAAGAAGAAATGGCAAAAGCGCTGATGGGGGCGGGATATGAAGAAGCACTCATTTATAAGCCAAAGGCGCTGGAAACCATCACCAATCTTGAAAAGCTCTGCGGGAAGAAAGAACTGGCTGAGCTTGGAAAAAACTATATCGAAAAGCCGCAAGGAAAACCCACACTGGTGCCGGAAAGCGATAAGCGCCCGGTCTATCAGAAGGAAATAAGCACTATGTTTCAGAAAATAGAAGGAGAATAAAATGTCCCAACAAATTACTACATCCAAAGTCAGATTGTCCTATGTGAATGTCTTCACGCCGAAAGCAAATAAACAAGGGGTCGAAAAGTATTCCGTAACCTGCCTCTTACCAAAGAGCGATACCGCCGGCTATCAGCAACTTATCGCGGCGATTAATGCGGAATTTGAAGCCGAGAAAGACGGGAAATTGAAAGGCGTTGCAAGCCCGAAACATCCGATCTGGGATGGCGACGGTGTCACCTCTACCGGCGCAGAATTCGGTCCGGAGTGCAAAGGCTGCTGGGTGTTTACGGCAAGCGCGGGAGAGAATCGTCCGCCGGCAGTTGTGGATCAGAATGTGCAGCCGATCATTCGGCAGACGGATATGTATTCCGGTTGTTACGGACACGTCGCGCTGAGCATCTTTGCCTACAACAACCAGTCCAAGGGGATCGGGTTCGGCTTAAACGGCGTGCAGAAAGTCGCGGACGGTGAACCGCTTGGCTATAGTTTTGATGCCAAGAATGCTTTTTCAGCGGTTCCCGGAGGGACGAACAATAGCATTGATCCGCTCACCGGGCTTCCTACTGAGGATCCGCGCATCCTCTTCTAACGCTACATGAAGAGGGGTACGATTCGTACCCCTTTTTCTTTTACTGGAAGGAGGGAAAATGCTGAATTTAAGTATTGATATTGAAACGTATTCCGCGATAGATATCACAAAAAGTGGACTCTATAAGTATGTTGAGGATGATAGCTTCGAAGTCTTACTCTTTGCCTACGCTGTCAATTTTGGAGAGGTTAAAATCGTTGACCTTGCACAGGGGGAAGCTATTCCAAAAGAAGTGATCGACGCCGTAGCAGATGATCGCGTCACCAAGCACGCGTATAACGCGGCTTTTGAGTATAACGCCCTGAAGGCTTATGGCCTTGCTGTAGGCGCAAGGACGGCATGGCTCTGCACGATGTTTCATGCCATGTATCTGGGCTACCCTGCAGGGTTAAAAGCCACCGGGGATGCGCTGGGCCTTACAGAGGACAAAGCGAAGCTTAGTACGGGGAAATCACTCATTCAGTTTTTTAGCAAACCGTGCCGGGCGACAAAAGCAAACGGCATGCGTACAAAAAATTTACCCAAACACGCACCGGAACGCTGGGAACTTTTTAAGGAGTACTGCAAGCAGGATGTCGTTGCTGAAATGGCAATCCATGACAGGCTCTGCGCATTTCCGCTGCCGCAGAGTGAACAGGAGCTTTGGGCGATAAGTGATGAGATGAATGCAATCGGTGTTGGAGTGGATCGGGAACTTGTCGATAGCGCGATCTGGATAAATGACGCACTTACCGCTGAACAGACCGTGCGTGCGCAGGAGATTTCAGGACTTGCGAATCCGAACTCGACCGTGCAAATTCTTCCATGGCTTAATAGGTATCTTCCGGAAGTGGGAGATGTCCGAAAGGCAACCGTCGCAGCGCTTCTTGATCGAGATGATCTACCGGAAGAAGTGCGGGAATTTCTTCTCATACGCCAGGAACTTTCCAAAACAAGCGTGAAGAAGTATGACGCAATGCTTTTGTGTGTATGCAAAGACGGGCGTATGCGCGGGCTCCTGCAGCACTACGGCGCGAATCGCACCGGGCGTTGGTCCGGACGTCTCGTGCAGGTCCAAAACCTGCCGCGAAATTATCTGAAGACCTTAGACATCGCAAGAGAGTTTACAAGAAAAAGAGATGTGGGCGCGCTATCTGTGCTTTATGGGAACGTAACCGATACACTTTCCCAGCTTATTCGCACAGCCTTCATACCGGAAGAAGGACGAAAATTTATCGTGTCGGACTATTCAGCAATTGAAGCCCGCGTCATTGCTTGGCTTGCCGGAGAGACCTGGGTCAATGAGGTTTTTGCCACACATGGGAAGATCTATGAGGCTACTGCAAGCCAGATGTTCGGCGTGCCTATTGAAAAAATTAAAAAGGGAAATCCGGAGTACGCCCTTAGACAGAAAGGAAAGGTCGCAACACTTGCGCTGGGCTACCAGGGCGGTGTTGGTGCATTAAAAGCAATGGGTGCCGATAAGATGGGGCTCAGTGAAGAAGAGATGGCAGAGGTGAAGGATCGCTGGCGCGAAGCAAATCCACACATTGTGTCGCTCTGGCGAGAGATGGAAGATGTCGCAATCGATACGGTACGAACCGGAAGAACGAATCGCATTCGAGATCGACTCATTTTCTCTTTAGAGGCGGAGCCGATTTTCGGACAGTCTTTTCTAACCATTACACTACCTTCCGGACGGAAGCTCTACTACCCGGAACCGGAAATCGACACAGGAAATTTTGGCAATGACGCTATTTTCTTTATGGGTATCGGTCTTAACCGGCGCCTGACGAGGGAACAAACCTACGGCGGGAAACTCACCGAAAATGTTGTACAGGCGATCGCCCGTGACTGCCTGGGGACGCTTCTTCTGCGCTTACACACGGAGTATCCGAACGATCCTGTTGTCATGCATATCCATGATGAGGTGGTTCTGGATGCACGAAAAGAGGTCAGTGTAGAGGAGATTAACGCCGTGATGTCGCGTCCCATCGACTGGGCACCGGGTCTTATCTTAAAGGGCGCGGGTTTTGAGAGTCCCTATTACATGAAGGACTAAAGCCATGAGATACGATAGAAAAATTACGATATCCGTTGGTAGTAGCCGCAAGTCCATTAATTGGCAGCGGCAGGAAATGAACTACTCGGATTTTCTTGAAAAATTTAAGATTCCGACACGCTCGGTAGAAACCTTAGATGCCTATCTTAAGTTATCCAAAGCGCAGCAGGATGATCTAAAGGACGTCGGCGGTTTTGTCGGTGGTGCACTAAAAGGGCGCCGAAGGAAAGCCGATAATGTTCTGTTTCGAGATCTTGTGACACTTGATTTTGACAATATCGCAAGCGGTATGACCGATGAAGTGATCCGCCGCGTTATGCTCTTAGGTTGCAGCTATCTGATCTATTCAACGCGTAAGCATGCGCCTTATAAGCCGCGCCTTCGTGTGGTTTTTCCAACCGATCGGGCAATGCTGGTAGATGAGTACGAGCCGATCGCGCGTAAGATGGCGGAGATGATCGGCATCGAAATGGCTGATCCGACAACCTTTGAGCCATCACGACTCATGTACTGGCCAAGCTGTTCGTCGGATAGTACCTACATCTTTAAAAGCGAGGATAAGCCCTTTCTTTCGGCAGACGGCGTGCTAAAGATGTATGCCGACTGGACGGATGTTTCCTCCTGGCCGCAAGTACCGGGGCAGGAGGTAAAGCACAGACAGCTTATTACCCGGCAGAAGGATCCAACGACAAAACCCGGTCTTATCGGTGCTTTCTGCCGCGTTTATGATATTTATCGTGCGATGGCGACCTATCTTCCGCAGGCCTATGACGACACGGCAGATCCGAATCGTTTCACCTATGCCGGCGGATCGACGACAGGTGGGGCAATTGTCTATGAGGACGGAAAATTTCTCTACTCGCATCATGCGACAGATCCGTGCGGCGGACAGCTTGTCAACGCCTGGGATCTTGTACGTCTTCATAAATTTTCGCATCTGGATGAAGAGGCAAAGCCGGACACGCCGACAGCAACGCTTCCCTCTACGAAGGCGATGCGTGAGTTGGCACAGGCCGATAAGGATGTTGTCGCACTGGTTGCAAAAGAACACCAGGACGAAGCGGCCAGCTACTTTGATGATATCTATGGGAAGGAAGCAGGCGACGAAGAACAGGCCGACGATGGCGAGTGGATGAAGATGCTTACACCGGCACGCACCGGGGAGGGCTACGAGAAGTCGATCGCGAATATTGTTACCATCCTAACCTATGAACCGAATCTTGGCGGAAAACTTTATATGGACGCCTTTGCGAATCGGGGCATGGTCGATCTTCCGCTGCCGTGGGATAACGGCGAAGGCTCGCGCATGTGGAGTGATACAGACGATGCACAGCTTACCCTGTGGCTTGAAAAGAAGTACGACATTACGGGGCGGGAAAAGATTGAAAATGCAATAAAGGTTGTAGGCTACAACAATCGCAGAAATAAGGTGCGCGAGTTTATGCGATCCTGCAGGTGGGACGGAAAAGAACGTATCAAAACGCTTCTTCGTGACTATCTGGGGTGCGAAGAGAATATTTACACCGAGGAGATCATGAAAAAGGCGCTGGTTGCTGCCATTGCACGCGCCACAAGCGATGTGGGGGTCAAGTATGACAACATGATCGTTTTTAAAGGTCCACAGGGGATTGGAAAATCAACCTTTTTAGCAAAGCTTGGCGGCGAGTGGTTTAATGATTCTCTTTATAGCTTTGAAGGAAAAGAAGCCGCAGAACTCATTCAAGGCACACTCCTCGTCGAGGTGGGAGAACTTTCAGCACTTACCAAAAGTGAGACCGAGGTCGTAAAGCAATTTTTGTCCAAAACACACGACATCTACCGCGAAGCTTATGGCAAACGGACAAACAAATATCCGCGTCGCTGCGTCTTTTTTGGATCCACCAATAGCGAAGAATTTCTAAAAGATGTTACCGGGAACCGAAGATTTTGGCCGGTATCCTGTCACGAATTACCCGTAAAAAAGGACATCTGGAAGGACTTTACGGAAGAGGAGATTCGCCAGGTCTGGGGCGAGGCGTACTTTTACTACCAGATCGGCGAGAATCTCTGTTTATCCGAAGAAGCGGAAGAAATCGCAAAAGCAATGCAGGAGACCTTCCGAGAAGTCGATCCGAAAGAGGGAGAGATTCGCGCTTTTCTGGAAAAGAAAATTCCAAAAAACTGGTACGAGATGAATCTGGCAAATCAACGGTCCTTCTTAAACGGCAGCTTTCAGGGCGTAGAGGAAGCGGATCTTGTTGAGCGCGACAAAGTCTGTCTTGCTGAGATCTGGCAGCTATGCTTCGGTGGTGACATGAAGTACTTGCGCCGTCGAGATTCGAATGAACTCGCCAATGTCATGACCGCTATGCGGGGGTGGAAGAGGAACAAAGGTAGGCGAAGATACGGCGCATATGGACAGCAAAGAGGATATGAGCGAACAAATATTTTAAGCTTTGTTGAGGCAAAAAAGTCAAGACATGCGTGAGCTAACGTCTCTTCAAGCGGGAACTAGCGGGTGGGAACTAATAGTTCTGCTGGTTCCCACCTATAAACGAGAATGGGAACTAATAATTTTTTGTTAGTTCCCATGTAAACGGCAAAAAATCAATAATTATAGCTTTGGTGGGAACCAATATATACCTTTTTCTCTATGAGTTAAAAAAACAAGGAATTATAGAGAATATGGGCGTGTGTGTAACGTATATTTCGTATATTTACGCATATATAGGAGAAAACGGATTTTTGGTTCCCGCAGAAGATGGGAGGAAATTTTTGAAAGAGAAGACGATCGAAGGGCGGCTTCGGGAAGGGGTGAAAAAACTCGGTGGGCGAAGTTATAAATTCGTCTCACCGGGAAATTCCGGTGTGCCGGATCGACTGGTTCTTCTTCCGGGCGGTGCCGTGCATTTTGTGGAATTAAAAACGGAGGAGGGAAGATTATCCAAAATTCAGCGCGTACAGTTAAAGCGCATGCGGTACTTAGGCGCCCACGTTCATGTGCTTTACGGATCGGCAGCAGTCGATGATTTTTTAAGGTGTTGTGAACAGGAGGTTCGACGATGACTCTCTCCCTTCACACCTATCAGCAGTACAGCTGCAATCGGATCATCCAACAACCTAATGTCGGACTCTTCCTGGATATGGGTTTAGGAAAAACGCTAATTACACTTGCGGCGATTAAGGAGTTAATTTACGAGCGTTTTCTTGTCGAAAAAGTTTTGGTTATTGCACCCAAAAAAGTCGCCGAAGCGACGTGGCAGATGGAAATTGAAAAATGGAGCGATCTGCATCTACTTCGTGTTTCGACAGTCCTTGGAAGTGAGAAAAAACGCATTAAGGCGCTTTACACGCCGGCAGATATTTACGTTATTAACCGTGATAATGTGGTATGGCTTACAGACTTTTACAAAAATGATTGGCCGTTTGACATGGTGGTGTGTGATGAATTTACAAGTTTTAAGAGCCACCAGTCGAAGCGCTTTAAGGCGTTAGCCGCGATGAAACCACATATTAAACGCTTAGTGGGTCTTACCGGAACGCCGAGTCCGAACAGTCTTTTGGATCTCTGGGCGCAGATCTACTTACTGGACGGTGGCGAGCGTTTAGGACGGTCGTTTTATGCATTTCGAAACGCCTATTTTGACAGCGACTATATGGGATATTCCTACACGCCGAAAGAAGGCCTTGCCGAAGAGATTCCGAAGATGCTTAGCGATATCTGCGTGTCGATGAAAGGGGAGGACTACTTAACTCTTCCGGATATGGTCGAGCACATCATACCGGTTAAGTTAAGCCCGAAGGCAGAAAAGCAGTACCTGGAGATGGAGCGGGATGCCGTTCTTGAACTGGACGATAAAGACGTGATCGATGCTACATCGGCAGCAGCGCTTTCAAATAAATTGCTACAGCTTTCTAACGGCGCGGTGTATGACGAAAACGGCATGTGGCATACGGTGCATGACTGCAAGATCGAAGCCTTCATGGAAACGATCGAGCAGCTGAGCGGAAAGCCCGTGTTAGTTTTTTATAATTTTAAGCACGATGCAGCACGACTTATGCAGGCGCTTAAAAAGACAAAACTACGGGTGAGAAAGTACGAAGGTCCTGCCGATCAGATGGATTGGAATGCAGGAAAAATTGATATCCTTCTTACCCATCCGGCATCGAGCGCCTACGGCCTTAATCTTCAACAGGGTGGGAGCCACATCATCTGGTTCGGTCTTAACTGGAACTACGAACTCTACGTACAAGCGAATAAACGTCTGCATCGCCAAGGGCAAAAGAACACTGTTTTTGTCCACCATCTTGTGACACAAAATACGCGCGATGAGGATGTGATGGAAGCACTCCATCGAAAAGAGGGGGCACAGAATTTTGTCCTGGAAAGTTTGAAAGCAAGAATTAAAAAGGTGAAGGGGGAGAGGCATCCGTGCTGACAAAAAAAGAACTGGAGTCTATGCCACAAGTGAATGAAAAGATTCACAGCCTTATCGAAAAGCTAAACAGCCGGGGCAGCATTGCAGCGATACGCTACGACAAGGAACTGGTACAGGAGTCCGCCAAATCTTCTTCGGCGATTGAAGCGCTTATGGTCTGGCGGGAGTCGGTGGAGCTGGAGCTCGATGCAGCATACGCCGAGCGGGACGCACTGAAAGAAGCGATCTATGACTTCCTGCTGCAGCTACCCGACCTGCAAGATCGGCAGCTGATTAAGCTTTACTGCATTAAGTGCTATGACTTTCGACGATGTGCGGAGCTGCTGCAGCTGAGTCCGATGACAGTATGGCGTCGGTATCAAAAAATAATAAACAACAATATGTAGTAACATCTCTTGCGTGATACAGCGATATGTGGTATTCTGTAAACTGAAAGAGGTGTCGGAAGGCATCTCTTTGTCGATCCCTTCACGGGGAGCGTGGATTGAAATATAGACTCCTTTCAGGGCAGGTGATGGTCGGCACAAGTTGCTGGCCTTTTGCTTGCCTAAAAAACTGCCGGAGGTGAACATGGGCAAGTTGACAATCAAACAAAAACGATTTGCCGATGAGTACATTATCTCCGGTAATGCGACGGATGCGGCAAGAAAAGCAGGGTACAAACAACCGCGCAGTATGGGAAATGAAAACCTGACAAAACCTGACATTTCCGCATACATTAAATCCAAAGCAAAAGCCATAGAAACGCCGAAAATTGCATCTATGCAGGAGATTCACGAATTCTGGTCTGAGGTTATGCGGGATAAGGATCAAGACATGAAAGATAGACTCAAGGCATCTGAATATCAAGCCAGAGTAAAAGGGGCCTTTCTTGATCGCCAAGAGACCACCGGCACCATTCAAATTCAAAAAAGCCCCTATGACGAACTGACCGTCGAGGAGCTAAGAAAGCTGGCGGGACGTGATGACCCATGAAAATCGATCAAAGGGCAGTATCTTTAGCCTTGGCCAGAAAGAACCTCTTCGAGTATGCGCACTTACGAGCCCCGGACTTCTACAAGCTTGATCGAAAATACTTGATCAAACTCTGTGATGGGATCCAGTCTTTCTTATCGTCGGATGACAATGTTTTGGTGATATGTGCTCCACCAAGGCATGGCAAGTCTAGGACCGCTCAACTAGCGGTTGAATGGCTTTTAGGTCGAGACCACTCTATCAAGATCATGACAGGATCTTACAATGAAACCTTGGCTACGCAGTTTTCTAAAAGTGTGCGGAACTCTATTCAGGAGATCAAGGCCGATCCGGAACGACTCATCTACTCTGATATCTTTCCGGGTACGGAGATTAAAAGGGGAGACGGAGCAATGAATCTGTGGTCTCTGGCGGACGGTCACCAGAATTACCTAGCAACAGCCCCAAAGGCCACGGCAACAGGTTTCGGTGCGGATATCATCATCATCGATGACCTGATCAAAAGCGCTATGGAAGCAAACACAGCACACTTGCTCGAAGATCACTGGCGCTGGTTCACAGATACTATGCTTTCTCGTCTGGAGGAAGGAGGCAGGGTCATTATCATCATGACCAGATGGCACTCCAAAGACCTGGCGGGAAAGGCCATGCAAAAACTTCCGGAACAAGGCTGGCGCGTCCGCAGTTTGATTTTTAAGGCACAAGATGACCAAGGAGACATGTTATGCGATGAAGTCCTTTCTCGGACTTCCTACGAGCGCAAGAAGCGGACCATGGGCAGGGATATTGCAAGCGCCAATTACCAGCAAGAACCCATTGACCTAGTGGGACGTTTATATTCAAGTTTTTCTACTTACGAGGACATTCCAAGAGACGGTTCCGGAAGTCCTCTTTTTCATGCTGTAAAAGCCTACACGGATACAGCAGATACGGGAAGCGACTATCTCTGCTCCATTATTTATGGAGTCTACCAGAAAGAGGCCTATGTCTTAGATGTCTACTACACCAAAGACCCTATGGAGATTACTGAAAAGGAAGTGGCCAGTAGGCTCACAGAACATGAGGTGAACGTGGCAGACATTGAATCCAATAACGGCGGTCGGGCTTTTGCTAGGGCAGTGGAAAGGCATTTAGAAAGTTATCCACAGGCAAGGACGTCAGTCCGATGGTTTCACCAGTCGAAAAATAAGGAGGCAAGGATCCTATCTAACGCCCCATGGGTCATGGAACATATCCATTTTCCCGTGGACTGGATAACGAGATGGCCGGAGTACTATGAGGCGATGTTTGAGTACCAAAGAGAAGGAAAGAATGCCCACGATGACGCACCGGATGCGACAACAGGAGTCGCGGAGAGGGCATCAAAGGAAAAACCTGGGATGAGGATTTTGCAATGAGTTTACTACGGTCAATCAAAAAGGGGGTAAAGTATTTTGCCATGGCATTTGAGACACAAACACTGACAGAGCCGGTGATCTTGCAGCTAATCCGCGAACATAAGTCGTCGAAGGCGCTGCAATGGATGCTGACAGGGGAGCGGTACTATGCCGTCGAAAACGACCTGTTGCAAATGGAGCGCCCCTATCGCAAGTCCTATCAAGCCGATCATCGACTCATTCACGCGACGTACAAAAACATTGTTGACGAAAAAATTGGCTACGTCTTTTCCAAAAATGCGGCCATTACCGCAGAGACCGAGGCAGGCACGCGGCAGATTATCGATACACTCGGCACCGGCTTTCATTACCAGCTGGAGACGTTGGGCTATGAAGCATCCAATAAAGGCATTGGCTGGGCGCGTCCATACATCGGCCGCAATCAAAAGTTTGCCCTTTTTGTTCCTCCATCGGAACAAATTATCCCCGGATGGAAAGATGCTACGCACACAGAGCTGGATTATGTGATTCGTTACTACACAACGAAGGTATGGCGCTTTGATCGACGCGTAGAGGTAACGAATGTCGAGGTGTGGACAGCCGATCAGGTAAGCTACTACCGAATCGATGGCAGCAGCCTTTTGCGATTGGAAGATGAGGAGGGGCACTTTTACCAAGACGGCGAGCCGGAGACCTGGGGAAAAGTCCCATGGATCCCGTTTAAGAACAACCGCAATGAGTTGCCGGATATCAAGTTTATAAAAAGCCTCATTGACGACTACGATCTGACACGCTCCGAGGTGGCCAATTACATCGAAGAGGTTAAAAACCTAATTTTTGTTTTGAAAGGTTATTCGGGGGATTCCTTGGATGAGTTTTTGGAGCACATCTATCGCAACCGCGCAATTATTTTGGACGCGGATGACGACTTCAAAAGTGATGTAGAGACGCTTACGCCAAAGATGGATGTCGATGTATCCAAGACACACTATGAGCAGCTTAAGCGAGATATTTTAGAGGGTGCACAGGCCGTTAACCGCGACCTGGACAAATTCGGCGCAGCGCCTTCCGGTGTGGCACTGGAGTTTTTATTTTCGGGCTTGGAACTAAAGAGCAACCAGATTGAGTCGGAGTTTCGGCGCGGGTTTGAGGCCGTTGTTGACTTTGCCTATGACTATCTGGAACGTCTTAACCGGAGCGTGAAGCGGGAGACCGTCTCCATTGTCTTTAATCACGACATGGCCAAAGACGAGAAGGCAATCATCGAGAGCTGCAACGAGTCGCGCGGATTAGTTTCGCTGGATACGATTCTGGCTAACCATCCGTGGGTGGTGGATGTACAGAAAGAAAAAGAACTCCTCGCTGTGGAAAAGGAGGAATCGGCGGTGTTTCAGGCGATTCCGCCACTGCCGGTGAGCGATGATGAAGAATCATGATTACTGGGCCGAGCGGCTGGCCAATGAGATTTGGACAGTTTACAACGACACGGAAAAATACCACTGGGAACTTGTTCGTGTGCACCAGAAAGCGCGAGATACGATCTTACAAGAGCTGCAGGCGATTGCGTTAAAAGATGAGAAAAACGGAAAAATCAGTCGTTCGGAATTTTATCGTGCGGATCATCTGCGGAGAATGGAAAAGACAATCGTCTCTGAGTTGCGCGGGCTTGGCGAAAACATTGAAACGCGCGGCAAGGACTATATTCTCCATGCCGGGGAAGATGTGGTTGCCAAAACCGGCGAAGCGCTTGGCATTCCCCTGAACTATGATCGCCGCTTCGCAGAGCGGATGCTGCAGGTTCCCTGGCACAAGGCGACATTTTCACAGCGGATTTGGAAAAATCAGGACAATCTTCGCCAGCGTCTTAACAACGATGTGGCGCAAGGGGTGATGACCGGTCGGTCGAGTGTCGAGATCGCACGCGACTTATCCAAGAGTATGGATGTCGGGTTGTCCAACTCGCTGCGACTTGTACGCACGGAGACCATGCATCATGCGAACCAAGTCAATATGCAGTCAATGAAGGACAGCGGTGTTGTCAAGCAGGTCAAAGAGGTCGTTACCTTGGATGAGCGCACCTCTTCGGAGTGTGCGCCGCACGATGGGAAAATTTGGGATATTGACGACGCGCCGATTTTACCTCGCCACCCCAACTGTCGCTGCGTATTGGTTCCGTATATTGACGTGAAGAAGGTGGCGGAAGAGTTTGAAAAAAGAGAAGCTGAGTTCTATGTGGCTGGCAGAGGCAATAAGAATCGAGAGTTAAAACGCAAGCTAAGCCGAATATCCAAAGCAAACTCAATCAACACACTTGAAAAATTGGGTAAAATCAGTAAAAGTGATATAATAAATATGAAAGATTTTACTGATATACAGACATACTTGTCGGAAACCTATAACGTAAAAGTCACGAATTTCGGCAAGCAGAGTCTGGAAGTCCAGAAGGTTGTATTATCTGCCGTTGACGATATGCTTACGCGATTTCCTGAGATTTCTGAAACATTCCGCGAAATTGTGTATAACCATCGAAGAAAAGTCGCAGGTGTAACCAGTGGCCATGTTGTTACTTTAGGTAAGCGAGGGCTCAATTATGAGACGGTAGTTCACGAGCTGACGCACGAACTGGATAGGGCAAGGGGTGGAGATTCCCTTTCCTACTCCTCCGAAGTAGTAACAAAGGCTATTAAAAACTTAAAGCTGCGAAAGAATTCAAGAAAAGTTAGGAATTATCGATTAGAGATAGTGGGAGTTGACGGTATTGAAGTCGAAAAAGATTATGAGGTTGTAGCATATTCTGCGGAGACAGAGTTTGTTGATAGTACAAAGGGGAATCCTTTATCGAAAGAAATTTGGAGGTTGCTATGTTCAGGGACGAAGACCTAATGGAAATGCCGGAACGAATTCAAGCCGAAAATGACAGACTCGTTGCTATATATTACGATACGCCGGGTGAAGACGTGCATATATTTGATATTTTTGAAAAATATGGCTCAGAAGAATTTAAGATTTGGCTTAAAGAAAAAAAGAAGTTTGATGAGGAAAATTTAAAAAAAGGGATTATTTATAACTAAAAGCACCTTATCAGTTATGATAACGTGCTTTTTTCATGCCAGAAAGGAGGTTGCATGGCGAAAGACGATTGTCGCTCCCTTCGCGGGGGCGTGGATTGAAATAAAGTATCAAAGAGACCGTCCCGTTTCTCTGATAGATCGCCCTGGACAAGGCGTTAAAAGGTCTATTTTTGTTGCCAAATTCGCCGAGCCTTGCGGCGTATAAATCAAGGCACCCGCGAGAAGCGACCTCGTAAAAAGCGTAGGGAGAAAGGAAACCATGAACCGAGCACAGTTAAAAACATTGGGGCTGGAACAGGAGCAAATCGATGCGGTTATGGCGCAGTATGGAAACGATGTGGAAAATCTTAACCAGCAACTCAAAACCTTCAAAGAAGAGCGAGATACGGCACAAGCCGCCCTGAAGAACTTTGATGGTGTGGATGTGGAAGCCTTGAAAAAGGCACCACAGGAACTGAAGAAAGAGTACGAACAAAAGCTGCAAGATCTCAAAAAAGATCATGCGATTGATGCTGCCTTTGCCGGTGCGAAGGTAAAACACGGCGATTTGTTACGGCAAAAGATTGACCGGGCAAAATTGACCTTTGATGATCAAGGAAACCTTCAAGGCATGGAGGAACAAATGAAGGCGCTAAAAGAGTCTTACGCAGATCTGTTTACACCAAGCCTGTCCGGCAAAGACCCGTCAAACCCTGAGTCGACCTATGGCGGATACGATGCGCTGCTTCGTGGCGCAGATTCCATGACCGCCGAAGAAGTCGCTCAAATCTTAAACAAAGGAGAATAACATGAGTGTAAAAAACTTTATGCCGACCTTATGGGAAGGCGCCATTTTAGCTAATTTTCACAACCGTTCCGTTGCGGCCAACGGCGCTTTGTCTGCGCAACCGGAAAGTGTCACGGCAGAGAAGGTTCGCTTTACCGCGATCGGCTCCGGCAAGGTCAAAGATTATACGAAGGGATCCATCGCCTGGGACGAGTTAGAAACGACCAACGTTGATCTGATCTTCGACCAGGAGAAATACTTTGCTTTTAAGTTGGCCGATGTCGACAAGGCGCAAATGAAACGAGACCTGTTGATGGATGCGACCGAAGAGCATTCGGCGGTTATGGCGGAATTGTACGACCGCTACTTTTTTAAGACGCTGATTGATGGGGTAGCTACGGGCAATGCTATTGGAACAGCCAGTGCAAAAACCAAGGTGCACAAGCTGAACTTTTACGATGTCTTGGTCGATATGGGAACCAAGCTGAGTGAGATGAAGGTACCGAATGTGAACCGCTTTGTCACAATTTCTTCGGCCTTGCTGGGACTGCTGTCGAAAGATCCGCGTTTTAAGCAGGATCCGAAGGTACTGGCAAATGGAGTTGTTGAGGGGCAGTTTGTCAATGGGATGCAAGTTGTCATGAGTGAAGAGCTTCCAAAGAATCAAGCGGTTGCCCACTATCGCAAAGCGATCGGTGCGGGGACGCAGATTGACAAGGTAGAAGCCATGCGCTTACAGGATGATTTTTCGGACGGCGTGCGCGGTTTGCAGAAGTATGGCGCAAAGGTGCTGCGCCCACAGGCGATTGTCGTCTTAAACTATGAAATTGTAGATACGCCGACCGTTTCCGTGACGGCAGGCGCGTAAGGAGGACGTCATGCCCATCGATAAGGAAAAAATCTTGGAGCAGATCAAAAAGCGACCGGGCATCGAACTTGTCGATGTGGATAGCCTGTATGAGGACGCTGTCCAGGACGTGCTGGACTTTACACACCGCGACCGGGCGGAACTGACCGAGGCGATGGGGTCTGTCATCAAGGACCTCATCGCTTTTCGATTTAATACGCTTGGCGTGGAGGGCGTTACGGCTGAGTCCAACGGCGGTGTTAATACACATTACGAACAAGACATCCCGCCGCGTATCAAGGCCAAGCTGCGGAGTTTTCGGAGGTTGAATTATGTCCGTCAACAGTCGAATGAAAGAGGTTGAAGTATATTGCCTTATTGAGACGACAACGCCTTCCGGTGCGAAGCGGCAAACCTGGACAAAAGAGCCGGCGCCGACGCCGATGGCCATCTACCAGTTAAACCAGTTTGTGAGCGTGGTGATGTACCGTAACACGGAGACAACTCACTTTGCTGTAACGCATCGAAAAAATTTGGTTGCCGGCAAAACGCGCCTCAAGTTGGATGGACAATGCTACCAAGTGGAACATGTTGACCGAGAGCATCGTATGGCAAATCTATCACTCAAGGAGATCCAGCCATGGTAGATGACTTAATTAAAGTGAACGTCAATACAGAGGCGTTTGAAAAGGGCTTTGCGCTGGTCTCTAAGCAACTCATTGAGCTTGTCGCGCTTCGCGTCCGGACTGCCGGCGAGTACCTCAAAGGCCAAGCGGTCGAAGAGGCGCCGTCCGATACGGGTGCGCTGCGTGCTGCGATGTTTACCGATACCGAGTGTAGCGATGAAGCAATTGTTGCGCACGTGGGCAATCGGCAAGGTTATGCGACGTATGTCCACCAAGGAACCGGGCGTTACGCAAAGGATGGCGACGGGCGTAAAAAGCCATGGCGCGTTGAGACGGTATATAAGGGCAAGCCGGTTATCTTTTGGACCGTTGGACAAAAGCCAAACCCGTTTTTGGAGCGTGCCACGCAAAAGAATATTGGCAGCATTAAAAAGATTTTGGGGGTGCGCTGATGCTGAGTCATGCTGTAAAAAAGTTACTGGACCAAGCGACCGGCTATGAGTTTTCACCGGTGATTGGCATGAGCGCACAACTGCCCATCTGCTCGTACAAGCTATCCGACCTTACAAACGAAATCATCAACCAGTCGCAGTTGGAAGTTCGCGTATGGTCGGACGATTTTGACCAGCTAGAGACCATCCGTGAACAGATCAAGCAAGCCGTCACGGCTACGGCTAAAGATTCATGGACGGACTGCGGGGACTATCTTATTCGAGGAAAACTAACCGGCGGTGGGATTTTACCGACCGGGGATGGAGAGCTGTTTTTTGACAGCACGCAATATGTGATTTTAACGTGGATCAAGAAAGGACAAAACAATGACTGAAAAAAAAGATCAAGTCGTCTTTGGTGCGGGCGAGCTCTATTTGATGGACTTTACGGCGAGCGAAATTCCGGCCCATGACCAAATTGAAGTCGAAGTGAATAATGTTGGACATTGCCAGGGCGGCTTCTCTGTCGAGTACAAACCGGATGTTTACGACGTCAAAAACCAATATAACAAAATCGTTCGTCGCTTTATTCGCGGTGAGGATATATCGGCCAAAACAGGAATATTGACTTGGGATTTGAAAAATCTGGACCGCCTGTCAACGGCTAAGTACAGCGAAGATAAGACGGAGGGAAAAAGGAAATTGACCTTTGGCGGATCGGGGAATGCACTGAAAACTACCCTGTTGCGCTTTGTGCACACGAAGGAAGATGGGAAAAAGATCCGCTTTACGATGATCGGGCAAGCCGGAAATGGATTTTCGATCGAGTTTGCCGACAAGGAATTGGTGATCGATGCAGAGATTACGGCTATCGAAAAAATCAAAAACTTTTTGGCAGAGATTGAGGAAGAAGTGGAGAAGGGCGCATGAGCAAGCAAGGAAATATCATCAACTTGGATGAGATGATCAATCGTAGAATGCCCATCCAATTAAACGGAAAAACGTATCATCTAAAGGAACTGACCATGCGTCAGTTCCGGCGCATGGTCGAAATCGAAGGGATGGAAAATACGAAAGGGGCCGCTGCGCAAATGGACTTTTTGGCAGAGGTGTTGTCCAACAACCAAGAGGGCGTGGCATTTACAGTCGATGCGTTGCTTGATTTGCAACGTACGGCGATTGTCCGGTTATGGACGGCGCTCATTGCGCGCACCTTGGAGGTGGCGAACGACCCAAACTCCTGATCCCTCTTCCGAGGGATCCCAAAGTGCGGCGGGCAGTTGCCGCGAAATATTTTTCCAGCGAAGCATGGGAAGATGCCTACCAAATGGCAACGGCTGAAGAAAACCGGATGGCAAAATATGCCGGGTGCAGCCTGTTAGCCTTGCAGGATCTTCCCTTGTCTTTGTACCTACTGATTAAAAAAGACTCGTGGATTGAATCCATGCATACCAGTGAAGAGAGTCGCGAGGTCTTAGCAACGCTATGGCGCTTACAACAGACCAAAGCAGACCTTAAAAAAATCCGAGAAAAGGAGGTGGAGAAATGACCGAAGGCTTTATGTTGCCGCCCATTGAGACGCAAATTATTGTTCGAACCGACAAAATTCAAGAGGGCATGGAGGAAGCCGGCCGACGAGTCGATGAAGAAGCGAAAAAAATTGGCGGTCGTTTTTCTAATCTCGAAAAAACGGGAAAAAATCTTGAGAAATTCGGTAGCACGATGACCAAAGCGGTGACGCTGCCCATTGCTGCTGCAGGTATCGCCAGCGGCAAGTTTGCAATGGACTATGAGTCGGCGTTTGCGGGTGTACGTAAGACGGTTGATGCCACCGAAGAAGAGTATGCGGCCCTGTCGGAAGGCATTCGCAATATGGCGAAAGAAATTCCTGCCTCTGCGGCGGAAATTGCCGGAGTTGCGGAAGCAGCCGGACAGCTTGGCATTGAAAAAGAGCATTTACTGGATTTTACCCGCGTTATGATCGACTTGGGCAATGCGACCAATCTATCGGCGGAGGAAGGGGCGACACAATTATCCAAGTTCGCAAATGTCACCCGAATGAGTCAGAACAAATTTTCGAACCTTGGATCGACGATTGTCGCCCTTGGAAATAACTTTGCGACGACAGAAGCGGATATCGTTGCTATGAGTACTCGTCTTGCAGGAACGGGAAGTCAGGTCGGATTAAGCGAAGCGCAGATCATGGGCTTTTCAGCGGCATTGTCCAGTGTGGGCCTGGAAGCAGAAGCCGGTGGATCTGCTTTTTCGCGCGTAATGACAGATATGCAACTGGCTGTTGAGACCAACTCTGAAATGCTCGTCGAGTTTGCTGATGTTGCGGGAATGAGTGCGGAGGATTTCAAGGCGGCCTTTGAAGAAGATGCTGCCGGTGCGATCATTGCTTTCATTGATGGGCTTGGACGCGCCGAGGAAAAAGGAACCAGTGCAATCAAAATCTTAGACGACATGGGCATAAACGAGGTTCGCTTGCGTGATGCTTTACTGCGTTCTGCCGGGGCGTCAGATTTGATGACAGAGGCTGTAAAGTTAGGCACTGAAGCTTGGGAAGAAAACAATGCCCTGACGAAAGAAGCCGAGCAGCGTTATGATACGACGGAATCCAAACTGGAAATTGCAAAAAACCGATTGGTCGATGTAGGAATCAGTATCGGGGAAAAGCTCTTGCCGCAACTCGTTCCGCTTGTTGAAAAAGTCGGTGATCTTGTGACTTGGTTCAGCGAACTTGACGAAGGGACACAAAACACCATTGTTCAAGTTGGACTATTTGCCGCAGCAATTGGTCCGGTGAGCGGAACGGTTGGAAAGTTACTGTCAGTTGGCGGCAAAGTCGGTGGCTTTTTATCCGGTTTAGCCGGAGGTGCTGCAAAGGCTGCGCCGGCCGTCGCAAACGTTGGAAGCGCAGCAGCGGTAGCAGGCGGCGCAACCGGTGTCGGCGGATTTTTAAGCACATTGGGTGGGGCCGCCGTAGCAGCGGCGCCATTTGTAGCCGGGGCAGCGGCCGTGGCTGGAGCAGGCTATCTGGTTTATAAAGGCTTTGAGCAACAGGCAACGCCTGCCGTCGACAAATTACGGGATGGCGTCGTCGTCACCGGTACGCGTATGCAGCAGGTCGGCGATCAAATGGTCGAGGTCGCAGAGACAACATCTGTGAAGGTGTCCGAAGAAACGAAAAAGCAAATGCAAGCCTACTATGATCTTTCGGACGGCGCACAACAAAAAACGATGGATCTATACGCAGGGCTCGTGCCGATGACCGCTGAAAACACGGCTAAAATCACAGCAGACGTCAAAGAGATGGCGAATATGACCATCGCTGCGATTGATGATCAAAAGCAACGTAATATCGAAGATTTTCAAACGCTATTTTCCACCTCTACATCCCTAACAGCCGAGGAAAAAGCGCAGGTTTTATCCGACGTTGAGACCATGGCAGAAGATCGAAAAGAAAAAGTTAAAGGGATGCAGGAGCGCATCTGCGAATTGTACGAGATCATCAAAGACAAAGGCATTGAAAACGCGAGCGAAGAGAAGGAAGAACTCTCGCAGCTCTATGAGGATATGGCGATGGAACAAATTCGATCGGTCGCCCAAAGCGCCAATGAGCAGGAATTATTGATCAACAACTTGGCAAGTTCACGGGAGCAGGTTACCCAAAAGATGGTTGAAGATACGATCATCAAGCTAAACACGGAACGGGATGAGGGAATCCGGCTGACAAATGAAAAGTATGATCAAATGATGAGCGCGGCGGCCTCCTACAAAACGGACATTGAATTATCCGGAAAACAGATGACTACGACCCAAAAAGGCATATACGACAAAATGGTGAGCGATGCCAATCAATATCGCGATGAAACGACTCTTGCTTATCAGCAGATACGCGATAATGGCATTTATAAATTGAATCAGGCTTATTCGGATTTGACTCAGCAAGTCGATATCGAGACGGGGAAACAGCTATCGTTTTTTGACAAGTTGTTTGGCGGTGCTGACGAGAATGCGAAAAGAATCAATGCGATTAAATACAACGACAAGTCCTATAAAGTCGTTGCAAACTACATCACCAACAATGTTACTCGTCACATCACTGAAACTGGGGACACCGCGGCCACGCGCAGCTCACATGGATATAGCTATCGTTCCAGTGGCTTGGATTATGTCCCCTACGATGGGTATCGTGCTCACCTGCATCGCGGCGAACGCATCCTGACCAAAGAAGAAAACCAGCGGTATGCGAAGAAGGGCGGCGATGTCAATATCCGTATCGACAAGGTAGAAAACAATACTAAAGAAGATGTGCGGCACCTGGTGCGTCGCCTGGGAGAAGAAGCACAGCGTCAACGTCTTGCGAAAGGAGCTCTCGCATGATCACATTAAATGGCATTCCTGCAGAAAGTCTTGGCGTTGTCTTTTCACCGATCACGTCTTTCCCTGCTCCGCAGTTACGAAAAGAAGAGGTGATCGTTCCTGGGCGCGACGGGGTGCTCTGGCGCGATGATCACACGATGGCGCCCGTTGAGCTTTTGTTGGACGGACATGTTCTCGACGGTTCGCGGGCGGCTTTCTTTGACTGGTGCCGTGGGGGCGGAAAACTCATTTTTGATGAGCAACCGGACCGATATCGGAAGGCCTCTTTTTTATCATTGGACACATCATATCTATCAGGCGATGAGCGTTTGCTGTCTTTCCAACTCCGTTTTTCTGTGGATCCCTTTGCAAGGCTGTTCTCAGGAGATGTACCAACGACATATGGCAAGACTATCCAAATCGTCAATCCATATCCGCTGGACGCCTATCCGTCCTACACCATCACTGGAAGCGGCGAGATCACGATCAAGCAATCGGGGCGGACGGTTTTCAAGGTGGAAGATGTTATCGACCGCGTAGAGCTGGAGGCGGAATCGGATCTTGTACATCGCGAGCTGGTTTCCCTCGAAAAACAGGCGTCCGGAGAAATTCCGATTTTGCGAGCCGGAGAGACGACGGAGCTATCCGTAGAAGGTAATGTAACGGATGTCAAAATTACGCCGCATTGGAGAGTGCTATGAGGCTAACTTTATACGACAAAAATGAAACCACCTTTCAGTCGCGCGGCATTGGGACCTTGACGGATGCGGTCTCCGCGACGGTGCATGAGGAGATCAACGGCGTATACGACTTAACCGTCGTTTATCCATATAATGGCAAGTTGTCTTCTGAAATTACGCCAGAACGATTGATTAAGGCGAACACACCGCGTGGCGAGCAGATGTTTCGGGTAGCCTCCATCCAAAAAACAATGGATGAGATGACAATCCGCGCAAACCACCTGTTTTACGATCTGGCCGACTTTTTTATTGAAGATACCTTTGTGCGAAACGTGCCCTCTGAGACGGCGATCCAGCAAGTGCTTCAGAAAACAGCCTTGCCGAATCCGTTTTCAGCAACGAGTGAGCTTGCGGGCAGTGTATCGTCCCGCTTGGTACGTAAAAATGTAGTCGAGGCCCTTTTGGGGGATGAGGAAAATTCCCTGATCAGTCGTGCCGGCGGAGAATTGGACCGGAACAACTACAACATCACCTGGCGATCACGCTTGGGTAGCGATCGCGGCGTCAAAATTAAATACCGAAAAAATTTGCTGGGGCTGGATTTTACAGAGGACTATACCACCGTCATCACCCGACTGATGCCAGAAGGGTTTGACGGTATTTTTTTGCCTGAAAAGTACGTCGATAGTCCGCGTATCGGACAATATCAACAGCCAAAGTACGGCGTAATTTATTATGAGTCGATCGCATCCAAGACCAAATCGCCCGATCAAGACGGTGCAGTCGACCACGAGCAGGCTATGCAGGCGTTAAGAGAGGCGGCACAAAAAGAGTTTGACGCGGGAGTGGATTTGCCGACGATTACTTGCGAGGTAAATTTTATCGACTTATCGCAGACAGAAGAATACAAAGACTATGTAGATCTGCAACGAATTTATATTGGAGATACGTTGCGGGTAAGTCACCATCCCATCGGCGTCGAACTGTCACAGCGTCTTATCGCTTACGATTGGGACGCATTACGTGATCGCTACGACTACTTGCAACTGGGCAGTCCGACCAATGCGTTCTTTGGTGCCGTGCAATCGGCGACAATCGCGTCTCAAAGTGCGCTGGAGATTGCAAAGTCGATTAACCAGTCCGTTTTTGACAAGGCGCGCGCGGCGGCCACAGAGCTGATTAAGCAGGGGTATGGCGGTCATGTGCGTATTTACCCGGATAAAATTTTGGTCATGGATACGGACGATGAGGCCACAGCAAGGCGGGTTTGGCAATACAACCTTAATGGCCAGGGCTATAGTACACACGGTGTTAATGGACCGTACACGTATGCCTGGACGATGGACGGGGCTTTTAACACATCCTTTATCGCTGCAAACAGCATTACAGCAAACCAACTTGCACCGGATGTTGGTCAGAACTTAAATATTGCTGGAAATGTCGCTTTTACTGGGGTGCTAAAAAGAGAGGATTTGCCGGACTTGAAAGGGGAGCCGGGGCAGCCTGGAAAAGACGGAGCAGACGGTGCGCCTGGAAAAGACGGACTGCAACCGAACCTACTTTGCGTCTCCACGATGGAAAAAGGAACTTTAGACGCGAACTATGGCACGATGTATCCGACCGAAAATACAGGTACATCAGACTACATTCCCATCGAAGAACCGGGCGAATACACGCTAACGCTTTTTGATGAAATCACTTCGGAAGAGTCGAAACGACTCGGAAAAACAAACCGCCTTGTTGTCCTTAGCTACGATAAAGACAAAAAAATGCTGGACTGTCTCTCTTATCGGGACGCGACCTACTGGAACAACATGCATGGGAAAATTACAGAAACGTACACGATCGGCGCGGGGGTAGCTTATGTACGAATTTCCACCGTGCTTCCGCAAACACACCGATATAAATTTGAGCGCGGGAAAGAAAGCACGGGGTGGATTCCCCATGCGCTGGACTTAGTTGGTCCGCAAGGTCCACCGGGTCCACGTGGCGAGCCGGGCGAAAAAGGCGTGAGCATTGCGTCCATAAAAGTGCAGTACGACCAACGGAAGGTTGGAACGCGTCCGGTCAGTGAAGAAGATCAGGGCGATCCACCGGAGCCGGTTACATGGAGCGATGAGGTTCCGTCATGGAAAAAGGGCTATATTGTATGGCGAAGATTTTCCATCACGTACAGCGACGGGATTGTCGTTCGCACCGCGCCGGAAAGTTTGACCGAAGAGGCTGCGCGAGCGGCATTAGAAAGCGCGAAAGCCTATACGGACAGTTTAGAGGCAGCGATTGCTATACGAGACTACGCGGACAAGGCCTATGCAGACGGTGCTGTGAGCAAGTCTGAAAAGGCAATTATGGACACCTTACAGCAGCTTCTTGACGCCACAAGGGCGCAAGTGCTTGATGAGGTGCAAAAAAACGTGCAGGGAACCTTTCGGGGAATGCTTGACCGTCTTGATGATTTAGAGGGTCTAATCTGGATGTCCAACGGCACGATTTATATCGGGCGAAAAGGACAGTATGAAGCACTCACGCTGACAAATAGCGAAATTGCTTTTTTTGTGGACGCCATAAAGAAGGGGCGCTTGAATCCGGACGATCTTCTTGTCACCAATGCGCGCGCTGTTAAGTGGGAATTTATCAACGAAAAGGAAGTATCGCTATATCAGCAGACGACAAGACTTGTCGATGGGGTGCCGCACTTGACGTGGTACTACGTGGGAGGATAAAATGGCACAATTTACGTACTATGGCTCTTGGGAAAACGTCGATGTGCGGTATAGCGTATCGCAAAATCAAGCGGCGAATACCACGACGATAACTGCCGACGCCTACCACCGCAGACCGGGTGCGGGCGGCGGTTCTTATGAGTACTCCGGCGTCAATTTCGCATTGACAATAGCTGGCAACACAAAATCTCGGTCATGGACGTGGGACAGGCTGCCATCCGGCGGCGAGCGGCTTATTTTGAGTCACAGCGTAACGATTCCGCATAACTCGGACGGCTCTCATGCGCCCGTATCCATCGCCATCTACTGCGCAACCGGGAGTTCGTCTCTTGGTACGGTTTCGGCGTCACAGAGCATTTCTCTTGCTACAATTCCGCGCGCAGCGTCAACGAGCGTCGACAAAACAACGGTCACCATCGGAGAATACGGACCGATCGTTACGGTCGATCGTAAAAACGCGTCTTTTAAGCATAAGCTATTTTTGAACCTAAATGGCACGGATAAGAGATACTACTATCCATACGATATCCCGTCCGGGCTTGGAAAAACAACGATACAATTTAATCCGCCCATATGGCTCTGTGAGTGGGTGCCAAACGCGGAGTCGATGATGTGTACGCTTGGCGTGTACACCTATCAAGCGGATGGCAAAACGCCTGTCGGAGCGACGGGGGTAAATATCCGCCTCGATGTTCCGAAGGGCGTGCAGCCGACCATAAAATCTCACGAAGTAAAGCCGATTAAAAACGGAATGGACGGCAACTATTGGCAAAACCACACGTTCGCCGGGGTATCTTTTACGTGGGGACTCTGGCGCGCAGACCAGCTTTTCGGCGCGCAGGTAGATACCGTGCAATTTTATGCGGACGGCGCTTTACAAACATTTACGCGATCAAAAAATGCGGCACTCTTTAAAGCGGATAGTACCGGGATTTCAGCAACATTTACTACCCATCAAGTTGGGCTTCGCGGGTACAAAATTGTTTTAACGGACACCCGCGGGCGTACGGCGGTGGCGGAAGGCACCTATCCGGTTGTGACCTATTTTCCTCCGCAGATTCTTTCGTGCACCGCGGAGCGCTCCGATTCCGCCGGGAACCCAGATCCATCTGGCGCATATGCGCGTCTTTCTTGCAAAATCCGTCTTTCAAAAACCTATGATAATTTTGGAAAACTACGCGTTCAAAGGAGTGACGGAAATACGACGGAACAAGTGCTTTCTGAGTCAAATATAAAGATATGGGATTCGGACGCCTTTACAATAACGCGCGTTGATGTGAATGTCCTTTTGGACAAGACGTATACGTACACTTTTACACTATCGGATAAGGCAACAAAGGCAGAACCGAGAACGGCGCGCATTGGTCCCGGAGAAATTTTGATGGACTTATCGCCGCATGGATTTAGTGCGGGGTGTCCGGCAAAGGACTATGAGGCTTCCTTGCGACAAGGCAATTACATGCTGACCGTCGGAAAAAATTCGGGAATTCGCGCGAAAGAATATAACGGTGGAACGCCTCTTCGCGAGGTGGACTTACTTGGACTTGCAGGAATTCGCGGCATTAGGATAACAAAAACCATCAATAGCGGATTTATCAATCTGACAAATGACGACTTAGGCATTGGACAAGGGGAGGCGCTAAATTATACGTGGGGAATCCAGCCTGTCTATGAGCCGGACGCGGGAATCATGTATACGACAATTCAGCCAACGGTAAATGGTATGTACGTGTATATACGAAGCGAGTTGTCAAGCAAAAGACCGCCGGACGGACTCAATATCACGCTGCACATTATGCGATTTTAGGAGGAAACATGGATATCCAAGAACTGAAAGATCAAAAAGAGCGCCTGAAAAAGACGCGCGAAGATGAGCAGGCGGCGCTATCCGATCTGTATGTGGAGGTTGCCGCCGCGGAAGCAAAAGCCGGGGAAGTGCGAAAAAAAGCGACGGCAAAAAGTGAGCGCATTGCAGCGATTGATCAGGCGCTTTTACGCTTACAAATTGCCGAGGAGGTGATGATCGCCCCGGCAGGAGAAGAGGTGTAGTATGCAGGAATTAAGTACATTAGTCGGACTCGATCAGGCGATATCCACACTACTATCGCTGGCGTGGATTGTTGTGATTATCCTTATCGCCAAGCACGTCCCCGGATGGATTGAGCGCTTTATGGAAATCTCACAGGAGATGACACGCGCCTTAGAGCGTCAATCACAGGTTACAGAGCGCAACAGCACGCTCATGGAAAAGACCGAGGAAGCGCACGCGGGAATGACTACCGTGATATCCGAGCAGACGCGCGAAGTGCAAGCGCTGCGGGAAGTTATACGGACGATGGAGGAGATCACTGCCCGCGTCGACAAAAAAGCGGACGAGCTCCATGTGCAGGGAAACAGCATAAAGGATTTGAGCAAGGAGCAAACGCGAATCTTAAAGGAGCTGTACAAGGAATTTACTGGAAAACCCTACGCAGACTCTTTTTAGCGCGGACGCTAAAAAAAAAACGGCACTTCAGAATCAAAAATAAGGCGATTTTATGCGATTAGACGACCATTGATACCTTTTTACATGCAAAATGCAAGGATGAAGTCGTCAGACGCCGTAGCGGGCGAATCGCTGTTTTTGAGCGTGTGGACAAATGAAAAATCGGAAAAAAGGCGCTTTGGCGCCTATTTTTATGCAAAAAAGGAGGCATAAATGGCATATCAGTATATCGATAGCGGACGTGCGCGAAGTTATGACGTCGGACGCGGCGGAAAAAAGATTGACCGCATTGTTATCCATCACTGGGGGACGCGCGGACAGCGTTTTGAGAATGTAGTGCGGTGGTTTTTGTATAGCGCGCCCACATCCGCACACTACGTCGCGGAGGCAGGACGCGTGCAAAAGGTCGTGGATGAGGCGGACACCGCATGGCACGCAGGGATCTATGATATCAATCAACGGAGTATCGGAATCGAATGCAGACCGGAGGCAACCGATGAAGACTACGAAACTATTGGAGAACTTGTCTGTGATATCTGGAGAAGACACGGAAAAATTCCGCTAACACCGCACCGAAGATATGTAGCAACCGATTGTCCGGGTGTATATGACCTGGACCGCATTGCCCGTATCGCAGAAAAATACTATAGCGGACAGGCCCCGCGTGAGGAGCTTCCGCAAGACACTGTGCCAACACCTGATCTTTTACGCGTACAAGTCGGCGCCTACCGCGTACGGGAAAATGCCGCCGCCATGGAAAAAAAGCTGAAAGAGCGTGGATATGATACCTATGTTACATCGTCCAACGGCTTGTATCGTGTGCAGGTGGGAGCCTATAAAAACGTACAAAACGCAGCAAAAATGGCAGAAAGCTTGCGCAATGACGGTTTTGATACCTATATCGTAGGGCATGGCATCCCCGAAAAAGAGACGGGCATTGACGGCGTATCAGGCTATCCTGAAACGGGGACTTTTTATCCGAACGACGTTATCAATGTGCGCAGATCGCCATCGACAGATGGGGAAGTCGTCGCACAGTACCATCCGGGCGAATCGGTGACCTATGACAGCGTGTATATCACGGGCGGCTATGTATGGATCAGCTACATCGGAGCAAGCGGCAAACGCAACTATCTGGCTTGTCGGACGTATCGGGACGGCAAACGCGGCGCGCTCTGGGGGCATATCGAGTAAAAAGGAGAGGAGGTAAAAATGGAGCAGATCACAATGTTGGGACTCTCGGCAATTGTCGTCGGACTGGTCGAGGTGGTAAAGCGTGCTGGACTGCCTGATCGCGTGGCGCCAATAGCTGCGCTTGCGATCGGTATCGGTATCGCCTTTATCGGCAAAACATGGCTACCCACGCAAGGAGCGGCAGATATCATCCTGTATGGTCTCATCATGGGGCTGTCCTCGATGGGGCTGTACTCAGGCGGACGAGCAATCGTGGAAAAGTAGGAATGACACCATAGGCGAAACAGTCCGGGATAAAAAAACTATACACAAAATCAGCCGCTCCTTGTGGGCGGCTTTTTTTTGTATGGCATAGACAAATGAAAAAGTGTCCTTCGATATTTACGAAATATAAAATATTGGGTATAGTATGACCAGAAAGGAGGGAATGGCTGTGGAAAAAAAATACGAAAGTTATACGAATATATTGTTTCCAAAATTCAGCTTCTATAGAGGGGTAGGACGCGTTTTTGACCTTTTTGGAAGAACCAATAGCTATAATATATCGAAAACGCCGAAAGAAGCAGACGAAAAAGCCATTCGCTCGGATTGGCTAACCGTCGGAAATGATATTAGAAACGCGGAAAGTTCTTTGAGAAAAAAGTATGGTTCAAAAGGATAAAAACAGAAACTCCGTCAGCTCCGCTTTTGGTGAGAATACAAAACTTTCGCCTAACCCGAAAGACATAGAAGAAGCTCGGCATTTTATAAAGGAACATCCGGATCGAGTTGCGCGTTATTTAGTTCAAATGGAGCGTATAGAAGAACGTGTAGAATACTTTAGCGGTCCGTTACCGCCGCCAAAAACCTTGGAGGCGTATAAAGCTATTGATCCTACGTTTCCGGATAGAATACTTTCTATGGCAGAAAATCAAGCGGCTCACAGACAAAGCATCGAGAAGCAAGTCATCAGAAATGACAGCAAGAACGAAAGGCTCGGAACTATATTTGCGTTTCTTCTAATTTTCTTTTCTTTATTGATTTCCGCCTTTCTCCTATACCACGGAAAAGGGATTGAAAGTTTAGCAATTTTAATGAGTACGGTGGTTCCCGTTTTAATTGTTTTTATTACAGGGAAGAGTCAACAAGAAAAGAACTTAGCATCAAAAGACCAAGCAATGGAGGAAAACGAGCCTAAAAATAACGCTGAATAACTATCGTAGCCGCCTGAAATAGGCGGCTTTTTTTTGTTGGAAAAATTCAAACAAAATCGAAAATAATAGTTGACAGAATATAAACCATTGTATATAATATTAGCAGAGGTTGAGAGAACCTCAATACGAAAGAAAGGAGGAAAGGGAATGAATATAGATACAATAATAGCTCTAATCCAACTGATAATCGGTGCAGCAACACTGATAATAACAATCAGAAAGGATTAGAGCCAATAGCGAGGGGCGAAAGCCCCTCCCCCTGATGGGGGTGTATCTATCATATACCCGAAAAATGAAAATGACAACATTACAAATCTTACTCATTGCGAACTTGGTTATTAGCACTATAAATTTGTTTATTCAAATTCAAGAAAGGAGAAAATAGTGGAGAAAAAAACCAGCGACGCTCAAATGCGTGCAACCAGAAAGTGGCAAGAAAAGAATCCGGAAAGACGACGATATAATTCTTATAAGTCCTCTGCTCGGTCTTTTATTCGCAACCACGCTACGGAAGAAGATCTACAAGAACTTGAGTCTCTCATCCAGGAAAGGCGCCAAAAGTTGGAGGAAGAAGAGGGGGTATAGCTCCTCTTCTTTCCTTTCGTAAAAAAGCTTTCGACCGCAGTCATGTGTTGTACATAAAATTCTGTACATATTACCAAAAATAGCCCAAATGGTAAAAAATCAAAGTGCAGACGGAGTAGAAAATCCGCTTAAAAGCTTGGTTTCACGCATCTAAGGATGGCGGAAAACATGGGTTTTCTAACTTTTAATCAGGGTGTCCGGGGTTCGAATCCCCGATGGGTCACCAACGGAAAAGCCGCTTGAAATCAATGGTTTCAGGCGGTTATTTCTTTTGCGCATTTGTTCGAGTTTCTGTGTTTGTCCCCGTTTCAATAATTTATTATTTTTCCATGCCGCTTGTCGAAAGATTCGGCGAAGCGCTTGGCATTCGCCTGAACTATGATATGACTCAGTCATGGAATCGCTTAATTGAGGGGAAAAGCATTCAAGAGCATGATATGATACTATTACAGCACAAGCGACCGGAGCTTTATTATATGTATGAAAACAGATGTCGTATCAAGAGTCTCACGATAAAACATCGGAAACATATTTGTATAAACCGCCCGAGGAGAATAAATCATGTTAACATTTAAGTTAATAAGCATTATAGAAGAGTTCTACCATTATGAAATTTATCCCGAAGGTGACGAGGATAAAAAAGGGTGGGTTATCTTTAATCCTGAGACGAAAGTCGTCAAAGAAAAAGTCAATCCAAAGAGTGCTTTCGATTGTATCCCCAAATTCATAAGCGGGATGAAAGACAAAGATGGAAATTATAAAAAATCGGGCATGGTAGCCTGGTATTAATATTAAGCACCTCTACAGGTTGGACGTGCTTTTTTTGTACCCGAAAGATAGTGGTAAAATGAAAAAAACTTCGCAAGATCGTACGGGAGCTTACGAAGCCGGTGCTTGAAATCAGCACTTTTCTATCGGTAATCAAGCCCATCTCTGTCCGGATAGTATCATCTGTTTCATGGAATCGAATGGAAAAATCAGAAAGTTAGTATTTGAGAGTCTGCGCTTGGTTTTGATTTGTGTTGGACTGCTTTATCTACTACTGAAATGAAGAGGGAAACAATATGAAAAAAACGCACAAACAGAGGCAAATAAAAAATGGCAAGAAAAGAATAGAGAGCATACCAAATATCTGCGAAACCGTTCTACCGCAAGATCGTTTGTTAGAAAATGGGCGCAAGCAAAAGATCTACAAGAACTCGAGTTGCTAA